CGTTTCCCCATTCGTCCACAACAGGTTTTTTCTCGCCGATGGGGTTTGAATACCAAAGCGGACGCTTGTCCAGCGGGCTTCCATTGAACATCAGCCAATAACACCTACTCTCGGGACTACTTCATTCAGCAGGGACTGCGCCACATCGGAGCTTTCCCACACACGAGTGATGCCATTGTTGGTGTAGCTCGTCTGTCCGTTTGCGCCGATGTGGTTGTACAGTTCCGCTGCAATGCGTATCTGCAACGACTGATACTGCAAGGGCAACTCGTCCGGTCTGTTGCCGAAGGGGTAGCCCTGCGCAAATATTTTGTCTTTGGCAAAATCAAGCAGCAGGTCGAAGAGTGGGTAGTCCTCGTCCGTGATTTCACGGTCAAGTGCAGGGGCGATGTACTGTCCCAGCTTGACTGCCGCTTCGGAATACTGGTCTCCCATGCCGCTTTCCTCCTTTCGCCTTAGTAAGCCTTGATGCAGTACACAGCGTCCATGCGCTCAAAGGACGGCAGGACGATTTCAGAGACGTAGATGTTGGTGTTGACGGGATGCACGGCCTGCTCGGTGGTAACAGCAACGCCAGTGTTCACAACGGAAACCTGTGCGTTGGAAATGCCAGCCATCAGGTCGGCTTCCTCAGGGGTGGCAACATAGTACATATTGCCCAGAGAGCCAGAAGGAGCCAGCACGACATAGCCATCAGGCAGGTACTTTTCAGCAGCAGCGGTCTCCTCCGACTTAAACATCTTGTCGTACAGATGGATGCGGATGCCGGATGCGCTTTCGACAACAGAACGTGCCTCGGAATCGACAAGAACGGCGGTGGCGGTTTTCATAACCGTCAGGAAACGGTTCTTGATTTCATCCGCAGCAATCATCTTGTGGAAAGTGTTGGTGTTCATGTAGGCATCGGTGATAATCTCACCAGTGTTTGCCAGCACGGTGTTTGCGGCAGTAGTCATCGTGGCGATGGGGGTTGCAGTAGTAGGAGCATCCCATTTCTCCTTGGTAGCCAGAGCCTTGTAATTGGACTGCTGCCAAGTGCCGTCCGGGTCGTAATCGTAGATGTAACTCACGCCGTTGGATTCGATGGAGATGCCGGGCTTGCCAGTCTTAGGAGCCAGAAGCTGCCACACCATTCGCTCAGGCACAATGCGAGCACCTGTAATAAGCTGTGCGGTATCATCGTAGACACGATTGATAACGTCTGCCGCAAACTCCTGATTGGTAGCCAGAACAGCGATAATCTTGCGGCGGTCTTCCTCATCAATGTGAGTGCCCTCACGGAAGAACGGCATACTGGTCTCGGTCATCTTGATGCCCTGACGAGTACGGAACGTAGCCTTAGTGTCGAACACGCTAGGCTTCAGCGAAACGCCAACGCCCTTGTGACCACGCAGCCACTTCAGTTCCATGCTGACCTTCTTACGGGCAGGGAACAGAGCATCAGAAGCATAGGGCTGCGCATTGGTCGGGTCATTCGTCCAGTAGGCGGCAATCGCAGCAGGGGAGAAGATTTCATTCAGATTCAGTGCCATAATTTAGTCCTCCTTACTCGCTCTTTGCGCCAACATCGGTACGACAGAAAACGGCGGGAACAGCCTTTTTCAGAGCGGCAATATCGTTTGCAGAATAGGTAAAGCCAGACAGCTTTGCCTTGTCCACATCAATAACGCCCTGAATCAGCAGTGCGCCATTGGGGTTGACGGCAGGGTCAACAGTGTGCAGCAGAATGCCAATGGCATCGGTAGCCGCATCAGCAGCGCTGGTGCCAGTGGTGGCAGCAGCTTTCAAGCCAGTCTTTGCCATAGGATAGCCAGCCGGAACAGCATTGGTCTCCTTGACAGTAAAGGGAATGGCAACGTAGGTATCAGCAGCCAGAATAGTGCTTTCAGGAGCCGATACCGGAGTATTGGTGTACTTCATGTTTTCCTCCTTAATGGAAAGCAGTCATTGCGTCACTCGATGCCTTGTTTGCGTCTGCACGCTCCTTCGCAAAGCGTTTAGCAAAGGAAACGCCTGCGCTATCTGCGCCGTCACCATTGCCATCAGCACCCGGAGGTGTGGGCATATCCTTCAGCAGAGAAGCCTTGTATGCGGTGTCGTGGGCAGTCATAAACTCCGACTGGAACTTAAAAACCTTGTCCATGTCACCGTCAGCCAGTGCAGATGCAGCCTTGTTGGCAAGTTCAGCGTCATAACCCTGTGCAACGAACTTCTCACGGTAAGATGCAAGGGTCTTTTCCTTGACGAGGTTCTCTTTGTCGGCAGTCAGGGCTTCAATCTGCTTCTGCATCTCTGCCAGCTTGTCAGCCTGTTCCTGTGCGGCATTCTCGTCATCGGTACGCTTTGCCTTGAGCTGCTTCTTGTACTCAGCAACTTCGCCATTGGCTTTTGTCACGGCGTTACGCAGCTTCTCGACTTCTGCATTAGGGTCTGCAACCTTTTCAAGCGCAGAAATGATTTCATCGGCGGTCATGCCCTCTTTGTAGGCATCACCAAGCAACACATTGAGTTTCATATCGTTAATTTCCTCCTGCGTTTTTTTACCGTTGCTTCCCTGCAACGCTGCGAAATTTGTATCCCGGCTTCCCTGCCGGAATATGCAAAGGGCTATTCGCCCTCTGTTTCTTTATTGATGCTGTCAGGCTGTTCGTCCGATGTTTTGTTGGCTTCAACAACTTGTTCAGGCTGTTGCTCCTGCGGTTTCGGAGCTTTGCCGTCCTCGCCCAGCTTGCCAGCGGCAATCAGGAAGGGCTTGCTCATTTCATAAGCAGCCTGTGGGTCAGGGAACAGACCGGGCGTAGTGAACGCCAGCTGCGGGTCAATGGTC